TCGCCCAGACCGTGACAAAGTGACCCGCTTTGCGCCTTTAGAAGCCCGCTATGAGCAATCACAGGTTATGCATTGCCAAGGGCTACCGGCATACTTTGAGGATGAGTTGCTATCCTTCCCGGTTGGTCGCCATGATGACGTGGTTGATGCTCTGGCTTATGCTTGGCAAGTGTGCGGATCTAAGCGTGGTTGGGGTGCAGTCTAGTCCTGTGGGATACTGTGGATATGGGTATCTTTGACCGTTTCCTTGGACGCAAAGCAGCTGCGAACCCCACCGCAATGCTTCCGTTACCATTATCCCAATCCCGTGATGTCTACCTAACAGGCTACGGCTCTGGTCAGTTGCAGACATTACTACGCCGAGCCCTACCGGGTAGCACCAAAGACTGGGCAAGGATAGCAGGAGACCTAGGGCTAAACGGTGTTGTGGCTTCCGCTATGGACTGGTACATCCGGAATTGGGCACAGGCTACGCCAGAGGTCATGCGTAAAGTCGATATGCAACAGGCAGAGCCTATCGAGCATCCAGCCCTTCAGCTCATTGCACAACCAGATCCGCTGGTCATGGGTTCTCTTTTCTGGGCATGGGTTGTGCAGGACTATAAGTTATTCGGCAATACCTACATCCGAAAGATACGCTCATCCACTCGTGGCACTGTTACTGCTTTGCAGTTCCTTCCGCAGGACATGGTTAGACCTGTAGGCAACGGTACAAACCCACTAACTCACTACGTTTACACGACTGATGGACGTTCTTTTGACATCCCTGTATCTGACATCATCCACATCCGGTACGGCAGGGAGCCTAGCGATATTCGTCTTGGACGCTCACCTGTGACCGCTGTACTGCGTGAGATTGCTACCGACAACACAGCAAGCACGACAGCCTGGGGATTGCTTGCTAACGGTGCTATGCCATCGCTCATCGTTGGACCAGATGCCAAGGATGCAAGCGTAGACCTCAGCATGGACGATGCACGGCAGGTCAAGCGACAACTGCACGAAGACCTAAGCGGTGACGGTTCTGGTGGCATAGTTGTAATGACCGGACCGTACAAGATGGATCGTGTATCCCTGACACCTTCCGAACTTGCTCTGGATTCCGTGAGACGTGTACCTGAAGAGCGCATCTGCTCGGCTCTTGGCATCAACCCTATGGTTTTGGGGCTTGGCTCTGGTCTTGAGCGTAGCACCTATGCTAACTACGAGAGAGCGCAACAGGCGGCATGGGAAGATGGCATGGTTCCGTTACTCCGTACCATCTCTGACGCTTTGACGGCTGACCTTTTGCCAGAGTATCCAGAGACGCAGGAAGGCGATTACATCGTCTTTAACGTTGACAATGTACGGGCACTGGCTGATGACCTAGCAGCTGAAGCCGATCGTGCAGAGAAGTTGTACAAGGCTGGCATCATTGACCGTGCAGAAGCAAAGCGCATTGCTGGTCTCGAAGCCATCCCGGAAGATGAAGGCGTACTGCATCCAACCGCTATACCGATTCAAGGTGAAGGTGGCGCACCGCTTGCAGAGACAGCCAATGCAGCAGGTATTCTCATCCGCTCTGGCTACGACCCGGCAAGCGTGACAAGCTTCCTAAACCTGCCAGTGCAACACACTGGAGCCGCTCCGGTTACCCTGCGAGATGAGGCTAAATCGTTTGACCTCAAGTACATCCCGAACGAAGGTATGCAAGAGGCAGCCAGCCGTGCATTGGCATGGAAAGAAGAAGGCAGAGCCGGCGGTACTCGTGTAGGTCTTGCCCGTGCTAACCAAATCGTAAACGGTGAGAAACTCAGCGAAGACACCATATTGCGAATGTACTCGTTCTTCTCCCGCCATGAAGTAGACAAGGAAGCTGAAGGCTTCAACGCTGGAGAAGATGGATTCCCTAGCCCCGGTCGTGTAGCGTGGGATCTCTGGGGTGGTGATGCCGGATTCTCTTGGGCTACAGCCAAGCGCGACCAGATCATGGGCGAAGGCAAGAGCCTTGATTGTTGCACTCCGGGGGTAGTGTACAAGTCGCACCCTTTTTACGGGTACGAGCTGGAGATCAGCTCAAACGAGTAAACGATGGCACGGCTAGGATTTATGCCGCAAGTCAGAAGTTCAGGAACGACCTACTGGAGCGTGAAGGCGTAGCCATCAGCCGTATGCAACGTGCATACAAGGCAGCGACCAAAGCCAGCATCGATGAGCTTGAAGCGTTAGAGGGACGAATCGCAGAGCGTGAAGCCAACGGTGAACCGCCATCTGAAACCATCCTCTGGATGAAACAGCGCATCATTGACAACATAGAAGAGTTAGGACGTAACCTCAAAAAGTTTTCAATCGAGGGGGCACAGATAACTGCCGATGGACAACTCGAAAGCGCCATCCTTGCGAATGAGGCAAGCGTCAGCATGGTTGAAACGGCGGCAGGTCGTAAACCGGCTGGAGCAACACTCGGCTACACATGGACAGCCTTGCCAGACGAAAGCCTCCAAGCCTTTGTCGGTTTTTCGGGTGATGGAAGCCCTCTGGGTGAGTTATTTGCGACCATACCGCAGGTAACCACTGACGCTATGCAGATGGCTCTTGTACAGGGAATCAGTCTTGGTGAAGGTCCACGAACAGTAGCACGGCGTGTACGCAAAGCAGCTGATATCGGTAGAAGCCGTGCAGAGACGATAGCACGAACTGAGATGATCCGAAGTGCCAGAGAAGCTCAACGGCAACTTTACACGCAGAACCCAGCGGTGCAAGGTTACCGACGGCAAGCCACGCAGGATAGCCGTGTATGTCTGGCTTGCTTGGCTTTGTCTGGCACTCTACACGCTACAGACGAGATCATGCCTAGCCATCCGAACTGTCGCTGTGTCATGGTTCCTGCAACCATGTCATGGGCAGAGATTACCGGGGATTCATCTATCCCTGATACACGCCCAGCAGTAGCAACACCTGATCGAATCCTTGCTGGTCTTTCGGAAGCAGACAAGATGGCTATCATGGGACCTACACGCTATCAGATGTACATGGATGGCAAACCGCTTGCTGATTTTGTGCAGGTGCAGGACAACCAAGACTGGGGTCCTACAACCCGTGTACTGCCACTACGGAGCCTCATATAGGGTGTGTGGGATACTTACGCTATGGACCTGCTAACCGTCTACAGTGATGCGATTAAGAGTGACCGCTTAGGAAGCGTCAAAGGCTACCTTGTGCGCTTTGGCTCTCCTGATGCAACCGATCTAGAGGGTGACTTTTTCACACCTCAAACTGATTTCGGTTTCCCTATCAAAGCCGGTCAGCGTGTCCCGTTGAATCTTTATTATCACCACGGTATGGATAAATTTGTAGGCAAGAAGTCCATCGGTACTGGTTACGTCAAAATGGATGAAACCGGGCTTTGGTACGAAGCACAGTTGGACATGGCAGATTCCTACGGTGAGATGATTGCCAAACTTTGCAAGCAAGGCAAGATGGGTTATTCCTCTGGTGCAGCTGGTCATATGGTCGAGCGCAAGAGCGTAGGCAAGGCTAGCGAGATTACCCGCTGGTGTATCGCTGAGGCAAGCATCACGCCTACACCTGCCGAGTACCGGAATAGTGTCAAGAGCCTAAAGGAGATGTACGGCATGGAGCCTATGATGGAAGAAGAAGAGATGGTAATGGCTCCGATGCCTGAGCAATCCCCGGAAGAATACGCTGTGTCGGTCTTTGATGAGTCCGAAAGCGAGATGGTACACGAAGGGCTGGAAGCCTACTACGATGCGCTCTGCGGTGCTATCGAGATGGTAAGCGATCAGAGCATGGCAGATGCCATTATTGATGAATTTGCAAAACGTGCTAAGGCTTTGTTTGCCATGCACGGTGTCAAAAGCGTACAACCTGCATCATTGCGGGGTGTCGAACGTCGGCTGCGGGATGCAGTCGGTCTTAGCCGGTCAAGCGCAAAGCGCCTTGCCCCTGTTGTCTGGGATTCACTGCGGGACGCAGACCAGCCAGAGACGCAACCGGATCTCGTAGTCGAGGCGAAAGCCACTGATGTAAACGAGCGAGCTGAACTGCTTGCCCGTTTGGAGTTGCTAACACAACTATGAATATCGAACAACTACAAGCCAAGCGTGAAGGTTTTCTCGCTTCCGCTCGTGAACTCGCAGCTGGTGATGGAGACCTTGCACAGGTCAAGTC